AGAAATTTCAGGCAGTGTTATCAATATTTTCAAGAAAATGTTTGATGAACACTCCCCCTCAAAAGTGTTTAAAAAGATTTTCGGCTACACACTTGAAGGCGGTGAAAACGGACTTGATGCCGAAGCTCCAAAACTTTATAAGCAGGCTGACACGGTGGCATCCACATTTACCGAGCGTATGCAGGCAGGTGTTTCAGCTGACGGTTTAGTCAGCAAGATGAGGTCGGCTGTGTCTGCAGGACAGGCTATGCTCAGATCCAAATTCACGGCTGATGTCAACCACAATGTCGAGCTGATGAGCGAGGATAACGAGCGTAAGTACAGCCTTAAAGGCGATATTCACACCTCAATTAATATTGACGGTCGAGAAACAGCTGTGGCACTCACGCCGTATGTTTCTGAAGAACTTGCATGGGAGGACAGATAAAATGCTTAACGAAATGACAATAAACGGCGTTGATATTTCTGCATACAATGCTCGCTTACAAAGTTATTCGGTTAGTGGTACAACCGTTACAAATAACCTTTCTGCCTCTCGCAGTTTTTTGACTGCACCAACCTTGTTTTCGGCTGTCCCCGGCACAAGGACTTTGTCTTTGACCTTGACTTTTTACCCTCACTATTTTGGTGACAATGCAAAAGGCTTGACGGTATCAGACCGCCTTGCAATAGCAACCGAAAATATAACCGCATTTGAGGGATTGTTGGTAGGCAAGGTAGTTGAAATTTCTCTCCCTGACGGATTTATTTATACGGCAATTGTCAACAGCATTGCCGCCGCAACTTTTGATAGTAGTGGTGAGCATGATGTTACATATACATTTAATGCTGTTCGTCACGCAAAGCCTATCAGTGAGATTATAAAAGCAAACAGCTATATGATTTGCAAGTCAAACACGGCTACACTACCCATAATTACAGCTGTGTATGCTAATACAAAATCTGAGGTAATTTTGCAGGGAGTTACTATCAAAAATATAACAGTCGGCACAAAAATTGTTATTGACAGCGTGTCAGGATTAATTACTGCAGACGGCAAAAATAAGTTTGGCGACAGTGATTTGATTGATTTCCCTGTTCTGCAACCGGGCAAAAATCAGATAACATCGTCTGCATCTGATGTCAGCATCTGATGTCAGCATAACGGTGTCTTACACGCCAATTTACATTTAGTTTAGGAGGTGTTTAAGATGTTTTTAAAGGTATTTTACGGTGATGATATTAAGGTGTATCGTGACATTGATAATACCTTTTTTCGTACTCGTTCAGAGGACGGTTTGATGACTTTGCAGTTTGATATCTCACCTGACCACGAATTATATAGGTATTTTGTTTTGTATGGTACGGTCGAATATGACGGACAGCGTTATCTTATCAACGGCATTAACGAGCGTAAAACAGTAAGCACGATAACCTGTGAGCTTGACCTCACGGGACTTAATTATAATGTTTACCCCACTTATAACAAAAGCACCGTAAGCTTTGCAAGCGTATGTTCGGAGATTTTAAAAGGCACAGGTTGGACTATAGTTGATGCCGACCTTGTGTCAGCTCGCCGAACGCTTGAGCTGACTGATGTTACCACGCTTGAAATACTTGACTACTGCCAAAACTCAACGGCATACAATACTCGCTATCGTTTTGATACGATTAACAAGGTCATCTATTGTATAAAGCCATACAATAATACCGAGCCGACAGGCACTTACTTTACCGATGAGCTTAATTTGAGCGATATGACTTACAAAGGCAGTACCACAAGTTTGGTTACAAGACTTTATCCTTATGGTAAGGACGGCTTGAGTATTGCAAGTTTAAATAATGGCAAAGCCTACCTTGAAAATTACAGTTACACTGATAAAGTGGTTTCTGCTATATGGCGTGATGAGCGTTACACAAACAAGCAAACTTTGCTTGACGATGCCAACGCAAAACTTGCCGTGCTTGCTGTACCTGAGCAATCATATACAGCTAAGGTGATTGACCTTGCAAAAACGTTGCCTGACACATACGGTGATGTGCTTGCCTTTGATTTATATGATGTGGTTACTCTGATTGACCGTAAACGCAAGACAAGGATTAACTACCGCATTGTAGAGATTAAAGAATACCCCGCCGATGCAACACTTAACACGGTTACTTTATCAACCGTGCCAGCCAAGATAACAGGGAAGTTGCAGACCTTGCAAAACAAGGTTACCGCTCTTGACGCACAAACTTTGCACGACCATAACAAGGTAAATGAGATTAAACAGGACTTAGACACAACCGTTCTTCATGTGTCCGATTCGTGGGCAAGTTCGCTCAACAGCTCGGTGATTACACAAACCGCCGAGGGATTATTTTTTGAAGTCAACAAGGTTGTCGGTTCGGACAGGTGGGGTACTCTTCTCCAACAATCTGCCGATGACATCAAAATTGCTTGGAACAAAATTTCAAATTACATAAAATTTGAAAATTCACAGCTAAATGTGTACAATTCCCAGAACACAAAGCTGATGAGCTTGTCATCAACAGGACATGATATTTTTGATAATAACGGCAAAAAGCTAATGTCGTTAAATTCGGTAGGTCAAAATTTTTACTACAAAGGCACTAAGGTAGGTTACATAGGTACCGGTTGTTATGCTTCTGATACTTCAAAGCGTGACCTTTCGTTTAACCTTGAAAACGGTTCGGCATTTATGGATTGGTGTTATCGTATGAAATCAACTGATTCTTCATACACTCTTATTTTTACATATGCCGCTCAAAAAATCGGTTCGCTTGAAGCCAATCAGTTACACACAGGTTGTGACCTTAACTTGCGGAATCATTATTTACACAACGCTATTTTGAATGATTGGGGCTTTAAAGGCGGCTCTATTACAGACACTTTTTCGGGTTATTATGTAACATCATTTAACAGCAATGGTACAGCAGCAACTTGGAAAGAGTTTAAAATGACCTTCAAAAATGGCATTCTTCAATCGTTAACTGCTTAGGAGGTAATTAAAATGGATTACATAATCAATACGAAGGAAATTGCCGAAACGGATAAATCAAGACCGGCAGAACGGTCTGAAGAAATACACTCAAAGGAGGATAAAAATGCAGACGAAACTTAGTCCATTAGCATTACAATCAGCTCGTTCAGAACTTATTGCCGCTGTTAATGCAATTGTAAGTAAATACGGCTTTCCAGCCAGTCTTATTGACGGCATAATGTCATCAGTGCTTGTGGATATTAAATCACAGGTAATCGCAGAACTCACAGGCGAAGCTACAACAACGGAAAAGGAGCACGCCGATGAATGAATATGTTGCTAAAATTACGCTTGATTTAAATTGTCAGGCTACACCTGTTGTTATATCCGCAGGACAGTTTGATATCGGCAGAAAGATACAGATTACCCTTACCGCTGACGGCGAGGCTTACGATGCAACCGGTGCGACAGCTGTGTGCAAAGGTAAAAGCGGCAGTAACTATTTTGCTGTAAATGCTACAGTAGCAAAAAATATTGTTACTGTAACTACAGATAAGGCTATGCTTTCATCCGCCGGCAGAACGGTTGCTAAAATTGTGCTTACAGACGGTACTCGTACCTACTCTACACAGCCGTTTGTAATAAACACTCACAGCGATTATGACGGTGATATTACTACCTCTGACTATTATCCCGAATTATTAGACATATTGTCCCGTGTCATTGCTCTGACCGAGAGTGGAGCTGTGCTTACCGATACTGCACTGGATGCTAAGAGCGTTAATCCTGTACAGAACAAAGTTCTTACAGCTATTATAAATAACAAGGCAAATAAGGCAACAACGCTTGCAGGCTACGGAATTACGGACGCATATACACGAGAAAAAACAAATGAGAAACTTGCCCAAAAGCTCAATTCAATGCCGTTTGACAGTGAACCCAAAAATAATAGCCCGTGCTATCTCACAAGTGGAGCAGTTTACAACGCTCTGCTTGTGAAAGCAGATAAAACCGCCTTGGCGACTAAATACGATTCGTCAAATATTGAAAGCGGAACATCAAAGCTTACACCTTATTCAACCGTTACCGATAAAATCAAAAGTGCAAGCTGTACATATAAGACGATTGGTGACATCGTAATCGTCAGTGCAACGGTCAAAATGAACGCAGTATCTCTTAGCGGCAATAGCATGTGTCCGCTGATTGATTTGCCGTACAAATGTATTTCCGAGGACAATGTTTTTTGTGTCGGTATTTCAAACCTTGGCAAGCTCTTTAAATTTGCCATTCCGAAAAATAACACTTGGCTACAGTTTTCGACTCAGGATAAGACGGATTACACATTTGCAGACGGCGAGCAAATTAATGTGATTTGCTTGTACAAAATTAAATAACGGAGGTATGAAAAATGGAACTTAAAGAAAAAATCACACTCGATATGCTCACAAAGGACAGCGTGTCGGTACTCAGACAGCAGTTTTTGACCTTTAACGGTGAAGAAATGCAGGTGGGCGGAAACATCCGCAATGCATATATGAACGACGAATCCGGCAGAGAACAGCTCAAAACGGTGCTGTCTGATGAATACTACAACGCAGTAATGGCGATGTGGGGAGCAGCCCCGACCGTTGACGAGCCGGTAGAAAGCGAGGTCGAATAAGTGACAACTGAAATTATTATCGCTTTAATCACGCTTGCAGGTTCTGCGGTGGGTACTCTTGGCGGTATTGTGATTAACAGTCGAATGTCGAACTATCGCATTGAACAGCTCGAAAAAAACAACGAAAGGAAAGATTGAAAATGAAAAAAATTTTTACCAAAGAATGGGCAAAAGCTACGGCGGTCAGAGCGATTAAAACTGTTGCACAGACTGCTGTTGCAACAATCGGCGTGTCAGCCGTTATGACAGATGTAAACTGGATTGCGGTAGGCTCGGCAAGCCTTTTGGCAGGTGTATTGTCGGTACTCACATCGGTGGCAGGTCTGCCTGAAGTATCAGAAAGCGAGGAATAACATGAGTAATTCAAAACTTGTAAATTACACTAAATTATCGCCAAATCACAGCGGTAAACGCACACACAGTATTGACCGCATTACTCCACATTGTGTAGTCGGTCAGTGTAGCGTTGAAACACTCGGTAATATCTTTATGAACACAGCTTGTGAGGCAAGTTGTAACTACGGAATCGGCTATGACGGCAGAGTGTTGCTTTGTGTTGATGAGGGCAATCGCTCTTGGTGTAGTTCATCAAACGCAAATGACCAGCGTTCAGTCACAATCGAATGTGCAAGCGACACGGTAGCTCCGTACACCATGAACAGTAAAGTGTACAACAAACTTGTTGGCTTGTGTGTTGACATCTGCAAGCGTAACGGCAAGACTAAACTGCTTTGGTTCGGTAATGAGGACAAGACGCTAAATTATTCGCCAAAATCAGGTGAAATGGTCTTGACTGTACATAGGTGGTTTGCAAATAAATCTTGCCCGGGTGACTGGCTCTATAACAGGCTTGGCAATCTTGCAGACGAAGTAACCGCACAGCTCGGCGGTAAAACAACAAACACGGAGGTAGAAGAAATGATTAAATACGGCGCACACAATACAGCAACACTTGCGTTCAAGAAGCAGTTAATTACTTTATACAATATGAGAATCATCAAGACGAAAGTCGATAATTCAAACGGTTTCGGTGACGGCACTTTGAAAGCTGTAAAAGAGGCACAGAGAGCAGGTAAGGTCACGGTTGACGGCATTGTCGGCGAGAAGACAATCAATGCTATCTATCATCTTATCAATGATTGCAATTGGTCTAAAGACAAAAAAATTGCAAATGCAAAGAAAGCGTTAGGTTAATCTTACATATCCATAAT